ATTAATTGAGTGTTATCAGTAGCTGTGGTTAATTCATTAAGTGGTTGAGTTAACCTATCTGTTGAGCTACCGGCACCGCCTTTACCCCCAAGACCAGAACTAGGAAACGAACCCCCACCACCACCGCCAAATGTTTGCTGCTCTTGTTGACCAACCTCCCTTAAAAACTGCATTCTTTTTTGGTCAAACTCTGGATCACCATACCTATTATCTAAGTATGCGCCGTATTGTTGTAACCCGCCCATCTGTCCACTAATACCACCTCTACGGGGCATCTGACCCATCTGCATCTGCATCTGCATCTGCCCAAGCCTACCACCCTCGCTCATGGTTAACACGCCAGCGCGAAGATCAGTGTTGTATTTAACAAGAGCGTCATAGGAAGGGTTGGTGTCCGCGTAGCCATTTGCAATTAACCATTCAGCAGGAGGGCTTACCATCGGCTGTTTAGCAAATTCGCTTTCGGCTGAAATAGCAGGCATGATGCTAGTAGGTGCAGTAGCCTGTGTACCTACAGGGCGTACCGCAGCAATACCACCCTCATCACCAGCAGCGTTAGCTTGGCCTTCTAGTAACTTGGAATTACCCGTTTTAGGGTTAATTTCATAGCTATTACCAAACATATTCATTTTAAATACAGGTGCGCCTACACCAGAACCTGTGCTTTCTTTAAAAAATGCGCCCTGTATACGACTTTCTGCACCGCCCTCACGAGCTGCTTTAAGTTGTGCATCTGTTAGCGTGTTAGGACGTAGTTGGGGTCTATTACTACTTGAAGGTTTGCCACTAGCAGGAACAGCGTTGTTGCTACTACTCGTTGGTTGGCTTTTTGCTTGTGGAACGTTATACCGATTATACGTAAGTCCTGCAGCAACACCTACTGGTCCTAGCGCCATGCCACCTAACATAGGAAGCAACGACTGTATTCCTGTAATAGGTCTATCGGTACTAGACCCGTCTGGGTTCTGTTTCGCTTTCGATCTTCTAGGACTACTTTCGTATTTGGCTCTATTAGTTTTTTGGTTGTCTGCACCGCCTACACCTGCAGCAGTTTTTTCTGCTTCGGTCATTACTCGCCCAGTGCTGTCATTAACTAACTCACCGCGCTCATAAGAGTACCCATCTCCGGGCGTAAATGTATTAGCTACGCTTTCAGAGAAGCTATTGCCGCCGCCAAATGTCTCAGACCATAAACCCATTAGGAAATATCCTTCATACTACTATCCTCAGTTCGCCGCCAGAAGTCTTGTAGACACTGTTAACGGCTAGTCCGCCAGATACCGCTGCTGTATTATTAGCAAACACAGGGAGATTAGTCATCACTATAGTTGTACCCCGTATAGGGCCGGGATTATTCATTTGCTGTGCATACAACGCAAAGCTACGCGTCATCTGTGCAAAGTAAGATTGATCGTATTCTACAGGCGCATCGGCAAAGAATGGAATAGGTACATCAGTAGTCATTATCGTCTCCCATCTGGGCGTACATCTATTCTAGGAGTACCTAACCGCCATGAAACGCCGGGAACATTAGCTATAGACGTTAACTTTAAGGCTATTGATCGGCCTCTAATACGTATGTCTATTTCTTCAGTGAATGTACCTACAGGTATTGGTTGTCCTGTTAATGTGTTATCTTCAGTACCAAAAGCACTACCACCCGGACTATTTCTAGCAGATAGACTAAGCTCTGCTGCGGCTGTAGCACCACTTGTAGAATTTCTAAACGATATGTCAGGTAGTAGCCTGCGCCCAAACATAAACTTATTACCGTCACTTAGCTCTATAGGACTAGATTCTATAAATGCCCCTATACTAGATGCAGGGTCTGTGCTGCCATCATCGTTACCAAACTCATGTGTGTATAAATACCCGTCTGTAGCCGCAGCTATAGGGTTCCCTGCGTGAGTATTATCTATCCATGCAGTGCGGTTAAGGTTGCCATAATACCAAATGTTTTGAGCGTAATTAAATACTACGTACTTATTATTGTTTAGCGAATTTAAAGAAGGGTAGAACCACCACACTTCAGAAAAGGCTGTATTGCTACCTGCCATAACTTTAGATTGTTGCGCTAAGTTTAAATCTGTAAATACGTATTCTCTTACTGAGCAAGGTATTTCTTTGACGTTACCATTGTATAGGTAAAACTGCCCTCTACCCATCCAGTATACAGCGTCTCCTATAGCTACAGCAGCATTTTGCCCCACTATAGAAATATTCCTAGATACTTCTGAAAGCCCATATACAAACGGATCGCCTACATACTGCATTGCATGTGCAGATATATCTGTTAGGACAAGTATCTGTTGTTTAGTTTGCACTGCTGCGATAATGGCACTGCCTGAACTAAGTTGTAGTTCTCCTGCAGTATTAGTATCTAGGGTACGCCATTCAACTGCAGATTCTTGACTAGAAAATCTAATCGTTAACGGGTCTTGTGTGCCAGAAGCACTTTCAGGATCGCACCCAAATGCAATTATGTGTCGATCTTTTTCAGATACTAGCGTAATAGCAGCTACAGTAGGCGCGGCTTGTGCGCCACCTAGAGTAGATAGTTCAACTGCTCTATTACTACTAGATACTCCACTTGAAGTGTCCCAATAAAATATACCTCCATTACGCACACACATAATAAGGTCTTCACCAAAATTATCTTGAGACCATAAGCGCAATGACGCAGAAGGTATAGATACATTAGAAGCGTCTCCCCACCCAACAACATTTCCAACTGTCCCAGACGTTCCACCATTACCTTCACCACCCCATGCGCCAGCCCCCCAACCTGCACCAAAAGTAGCATTATCTTGCCCTGTAGTTATTTGATACGCAGCCTTAGCATTAGGACCACCGTTACCAGTATCAGAACTGTTAGCTGTAGCCGTAGTTATAAACTTATAAACATCAGGACTTACTATTTCGTATATTTGATATTCACGGTTTAACACCGCAGCCGTTATTTGACCTCCTAACCCATCAGGAGCTGTTGATACTCCCGAAAACGTAACAAAGTCATTTAATACCGCTCCATGTGCCGTATTCGTAGCAGTTATTACGTTTGACCCGTTAGTAGCCGCAAACGTAACCGCATTATTAGATGACCGTATAGGGGTTATATCGTAAGCCTGATTACCTTCAAATATATAAAACTTTAGGCTAGTACCCGCACCTATAAAATCTTCTCCTGTTAAAGCAGTCCAGTTAAATAGCGACCTACACGCGCCTAAAAGAGCTACAGGATTAAATCTTGTCCAACCCCCAATAGTTTCAGGAAAACCCATACGAAACCTAATGCGATCACTATCAAACCAACCACCATTATTACTATATCGTGTAACATCGCGGACAATTCCCGGTTTGAACTGCAGTTTTGTATAGGCCATAGATAACTCTCCTAAAGCATTAGCTCAAAGTGGGGCGCATCAATAAACGGCCTACGCGCCTGTGATCTACGTGTATCTATGTACGAACACATAGCATGTTCTGCTGTACCATCGTAGGCACCTAGATCATCAATAGTCCATGCAGCGCCCCATCGCATTTTAACACCTGCAGCCTCTGCGCCTTCTTTCATAGCATCGGCAATTTCATCGTACAGATTAAGTTCCCATCGACCACCATTACAGTAAGCCATTAGGTCCACGGCGTTACCGTCAATGTGTTTTGATTTCATGGTTTGCGATGCGCCCTTTGCTACTAAGGCGCGCTGTTCTTCTATTGTCCGCAACCCGCAGATTACCGAGAAGTCTTGTTTGGTAACACCTATGGCGTACTTCACGACAGTTACCAGACTTTCGTTTACACCTTCTAGCCTAGACAGACTTCGTTTACTTAGCTTGTAACCCATAACTATTTCCTCCCAAAAAACTTGCTTACAGACCGCATACCTATACTAGCACTAACGATCCCACCTAACGCAATTTGATACCACTGAGGCATAACTTCTAAAGCCATAAAGCCCTTAGCAACTATGTCATTTCCCCAATCTCCGCAGAAGGCTAGTATTAGTGGAATACTAAAAAGCAAAGTAATCCATTCATCCTTCCAAGAATTATCAGCACCTTTTATAGCTGCGATATCCCAATCAATCTCACCTGTGAGTTGCTTCTTACGCACCTCTGCTTCAGTCAGTTTGATCTGTGTCTTACCATCTATTACCGAAGTAGCTAAACCCGTAAGACTGCTTATAAGTTGTGTTATCATTTTTCCTGGCTCAACCAGACAGCGAATGCGCCCGTCATGGCTCCCGTTACAACAGAAATTAAAGACGCTTGCTGCGTAGATAAGTCAGGCTGCGTTAGCGCCCATTCTATGCACCGTACATACACCACCGTCATAGTGAACATCATAAAACGCGGTAGCAGTTTATATTCTAGTATCTTCTTAAAAGCTATCTGCATTAGAAACCTCCTTTCAGGCCATCCAATATCTCTGACAAACTAGGGCGTTTGTCTTTCTTTTCGTAAAGACAACTAAACACTTTGGGACACTCAGAAAAACTTTTTGTAGGGTAATGATACCCCAAACCTCCATATCCCGCTGTAAATCTGTATACACAAACTTTTTGTCCATTTCTGTCTGTAAACCTTTTCCACAGGTGGCATTGCACATGAGTTGGATTAGCAACCCCCGCAAGTGTTACTGATAGTATTAGCGCATTTATCACTGTGTAGCCAATACTATTAAATATAGACCACCACCCAACACACTAATAATACCTAAAGACAGGCCACCAATAGCTGCATTGTTTGCCATCTGTCTCTTTGCTTCCATAGCTGCGTACACCGTATCTTCTCTTTCTTTGCGTATCTGTCTACGCATACCTAACATCTCATCGTAGGTTCCTAGACCGAACCTGTAATCTAACATAAACTTAATCTCTTTTTCCTTTTCAAGCAAAGTTTTCTTACGGACAATAATGTCCATCGCTTCTTGTTCTATATTATCGCTACCGTGAGTTTGTTTATCTAGCCATGTAGGGTTTTTGCTTTGAGACTCCGCACGGGTAATATCCGCAACTGCTGAATACCAAGACCCTAGCTGTTTACTAACGTCCTGAATTTCACGACCAGCGCCCACAAGCATTTTGACACTTTTAAAGGCTGCATTAGCCGCTGCAAATGCTGTTATTGGGTCGATCATTGCAAAACAAAGCTCCTAACCCATTTTTACAAGTATGGTCACAAGCATTAACATAATAGCGCCTGACGCTGCCATCATTGTTGTTTCTATTCTCTTAACCCGGACAAATAACTCTTTAAACTGAATACGAACTTCTGTTTGTAGAGCTACCATGTCCTTCTCCAATTGGTCTATTCTATTATGTGCCGACTGTAATGTTCTATCATCCATTATGTTGTCACCGTTACTAAATCAACTTAATCTGTACCTAAAAAACTAGCCACAAACGATTTATTCCTATGGTTTAGGCGGCCAATCATCATCAGTTAAGATAGGCCAGTTCTCATGCGCCGTGATATCGCGCAAAGCCTGACGGTAAGTTGTCATGGCTGCATCCATAGTCACATCAGTCAAGGCGAAGTAATCTGTCTCAGCCAGCAGCGCGTTGCGCTTTGCACGGGCTTCGGCTGCACGGGATACTGATCTCTCTGCAAGTTGCTCTACTGAAAGCTCACGCACAGTCGGGGCATACACCCACGCACCGTCCTGTAGGACAGGAACGGGGCCATACTCAACGAAATGCGTCTCAGTGTCATGCTCCGGGCTTGGGAGCCTTTTTACATCATGCACACCATAAGACGCGAGCATCTCGTCAGAGATTTTTCTTGGGAAACTGACCCTTGGGTTATCACGGCGTAGTTTACCAACTGAGTATGGGTAAGTATCAATCTTGCCGTTTGTAACTTTTACGAACATTGTATTAGTCCTTTCTGTTCGGTGTTAGATTAGTTGGAGACTTGCTGATGTATTACTGCAAGCATGATTTCAGCCTTTTTTTGCTCTAACTTTTCTGAGGATAGAAGGTTGCGTAGTTGATCTGCAAACTCTGACAATTCAGCCTGATCCGCCAGTGACTTCTTGCTGATCTCGCTCAGAGCGATTGTGTAGTTGTCAATATTGATCTGATACCCCATGACTTCTTGGGTACGAGCTTCTAAAGATAGCTCTAAGATTTCTTCGCGGGTTTTGGGTTGTTCTTGAGTTTCCATGATATTCCTATGAGTTAAATTGCAATTCGAGTAAAGGCTACGCCATAGCCATTGCCAGTAGGTAAGGTGGATGGATCAGCAAACTTAGTACCAAAGCCACTACCTGACCAAGGATAAGCTGCGATGTAAGGGCTGTTGGTAATATTAGCTACAGCTATGGTTGAGCCATCAAGGCTGAAGTCTACACTACGGCCAGTGCTAGCAGGTAGGGTAGATGGATCAGCAAACTTAGTACCAAAGCCACTACCTGACCAAGGATAAGCTGCGATGTAGGGGCTGTTGGCATGAGCTACAGCTATGGATAAACCATCGGGGCTAAAGGCTACGCCATAGGCAGTGCTAGCAGGTAGGGTAGATG